TGCCCTTAACAATCTGGAATGCCCTATACCCTATGTTGTAAATGGCAAGGCAGTCGAGGCTAGCGAATGATTGACTATTCCAACCGGATAACGCCAGAGAACATTTCAATACTCAAGCCGAACGAAGTCTATGTGTTCGCTTCAAACATGGCCGGAAAGCTATCGCTAGGGACTGCAAAGATTGCCCATGATCTATTTGGGGCTAAGTTTGGAAAGACATTCGGATATAGTGGTCAGTCATACGCCATCCCAACAAAGGATGAGGCCGTCAAAAATGCACTTCCGCTCGCAAGGGTAAAGCACTTTATTGACAAGTTCATTGACGAAGCGCGGGTTAATCGTGGTAAGGTATTCTATGTAACCAAGATCGGAACTGGACTTTCTGGATATAGGCCGAAGGACATAGCGCCACTGTTCCATGAATGTATCGCAATGCCTAATGTATATCTACCAGAAGACTTTTGGGAAGTGTTGGCAAATGGAAGCAACTAAAATAATTGACCTAATCGAAAAAGAGATAAGCCATACCGAAGCCTATTTACTCCATGGCAAGGGCAATTCAGACGAAAGGACTATCGGATATGTTAGGGGATTGCGAGAGGCGCTAAGGATAATCAAGGAGTCCGACAATGAATGACGACTATGGAGATGAATACGAGTTTCAATGGCTAATGGATAACGATAGAGATATTCTAGAAGCCGATATTTGCGACGTACAGACCGAAGACGGTAACATCGAGACTGGCGTGTCAATAATTGTTGCGGCACTGGAAGACTGCTATGGGACGGAGATTGTATTTACGCTTTCCGACTTGGAACGCATGGTTAAGGTGCTAAAGGGAGAAGATAATGCCTAGAACTAAAGCCAATACTGAGGGAATCGATAGTATGGTAATTGATCCCGAGAAGGCAAGCAAGCCATCTAATGACCCCACTAAATGCCCATGCGGTGCTACGAGATATATCTACGGCAAAAGTATGGACGCCTTTAACGTGACTATCGTATACAAGTGTCCGGATTGTGGTAGTACAGAAACGGTAATTGAGAGGCTAAAGTAAATGGCTAACGAAAAGACAATCACTGTAGATGGTAAGTTTACTATCAAGATCGGTGATACTGAAATGGCGGTTACTCGGGAAGAGGCCGAAAGGCTTTATTCTGAACTGTATAAAGCGCTAGGCAAGATCGACGTTTATTACCAGTTTGAATATTCACCATGTTACAAGAATCCTGAAATTATATGGCAGGGTACACAATATGTTCGCAATCCGCGTGTAATTATAAACAATGTTACCACTTGTGGAAATATTGATTAATGATAAGAAGTGCGAAGGACTAAACTATGAGCGATGAAGTAAAAACAGACGATGCCGAGGAGCCCATCGGGCCAAAGCTGAACGATAGGCAGCTTGCTTTTTGCAGGGAATATACTATTGATTTTAGAGGCACCGATGCTGCCGTAAGGGCTGGATATACCGATAATAGGGATGCCGCAGGTGTCCATGCGTGCAGATTGCTATCTAAGCCAAGAATAAGGAAAGAGATAGGTAAATATATTGAGATGCGCAATAAAGCCTTGTCGGATTCTATAACTATAAAAATAAGGCCAGAGCTCAAAGCTGCTATAGTTGAAATGGTCGGGTATGATGCAGTTTCAAGGTTTGTAGAACAAATATTAATCGATAATCTTGGAGATGATGGATTAATAAAGTATATAGAAAAAAAGGCGCGATATGTAACCTCAGAATCCAAGTATTCTGTTTTAGCTAAAGCAGGTTTCAAATGTCAGGCCTGCGGGGCTAAACCATTGCCGGGGAATGATATAACACTCCATATAGATCATATTATACCATTTAGTATGGGCGGAAGCAGTGACGAGTCTAATCTTCAAGTATTGTGCCACGAATGCAATATAAGTAAAGGGAATAAATTTGCGATAGATCATAGGGAATCCCAAGATGAATGAAGAAGATAATGGATTAAATGACAAACAAATAGCGTTTTGTAAAGAATACTGCCTTGACTTTAACGGTAGTGCCGCCGCGATACGTTCGGGGTATAGTGAAACATCCTCTAGACAAATAGCGTCAGAATTGTTGACAAAACCGAACATACGTTCCGAAATAGACCGTATTCTGAAGGCAAGGGAAGACGCCCAAAGGGAAGAGATTCGCGCCAGGGTACTAGAAGAGCTTGCCAAGATAGCCATGGACGATGTGTCGGGAAGCGATGCCATAAGGGACAAGGAAGGCAATCCAATAGGCGTGAATCGCAAGGACAGGCTAAAGGCTCTTGAGCTTTTGGGGAAGTATTCGGCTTTGTTTGTGGACAAGGTAGAACTAGGTGGAAGCATAGGGACCACTCCAAGTATTGACGCTTCCAAGTTAAGCCCCGAGGCCAAAGCTGAAATATCTCTAGCATATGCAAGATCACTCGATGGAAAACATTAACCTTAGTGCCGCCGATATGGCTGAAATAGCCAGAGATGATTTTTACTCATTCTGTGTTCAATTGAAGCCTAGGTTTTACAAAGACCATAGGACTCATTTATATACTCTGTGCCATACACTACAAGACTTTTACGAGAATAAATTACTAGGCAAGAATGGTAAGCCCATACGCAAGTTAATATTGAACATGAGTCCCCGTCACGGAAAAACACTAACTAGTGATATGTTCAGCCAGTGGATATTCGGAAAGAATCCATTAGATTCAATTATTAGGGTATGCTATAACGAGACGCTTTCGGGACGCTCTGCAAAGACGGTACGGGATGGAATACAAGAGGCAAAGGCCGATCCTGGCCGGATAGTCTATAGCGATATATTCCCGAATACTAAAATAAAGTATGGCGACGGAAGCTATCAGATGTGGAGCCTTGAAGGCTCGCCATTTTCGTTTTTGGCTACTTCCCCTACTGGCACTATTACGGGAGTGGGTTGCAAGTGGGGCATTATTGACGACCTTATCCGAGATGCAAAGGAAGCCTATAACGATAGGATAATGGATGAACATTGGGATTTTTACAACAATACGTATTCTTCACGTCTTGAGGCTGGAGCGCGTGAACTAATAATTATGACTAGGTGGGGAGTCAACGACCTGTGCGGGAAGATACTTGCGACTAATCCTGATGATTGGCATGTCATAAAAATGCCAGCCAATAGTAGGACGCCAGAGGAGCCGAAAGACAATTCGGATATGCTGTGTCCCGACATTCTTGATGTTGAAACATACCTCAAAAGGAAACACTCGCCAGGAACTGACGAGATTATATTCTCTGCCAACTATGACCAGAATCCGCTTGAAGCAAAAGATAGACTTTATGGCGAGTTCAAGACTTACGCGGACAGACAGGAGAAGTATGATAGAATCGAGGCTTATATCGATACTGCCGATGAAGGATCAGACTATCTTGCTTGCGTAGTGGTAGGGGCGCATCATGGCGTTTTGGATGTGCTTGATGTGTATTATACGCAAGACCCCATGGAAATAACAGAAGGACGAACTGCAAAGATATTGACAGACAATGCGGTTAGTAAGGTGTATGTCGAATCGAATTCGGGTGGGCGGAGTTTTGCTAGGGCTATTGAGCGGGTCATGCGTGAGAATGGCAACAAGAGTACATACGTTGAATGGTTTACCCAAACGGCTAATAAAATGTCACGCATACAGACTAATGCTAGTGCGGTTACAAATTGTATAATATGGCCAGCTGGGTGGAAAGACAAATGGCCTAACATATATCAAGAAATGAGGAACGCGAGTAGAACTAGAAAGATGCTTCACGACGATCTGTATGACTCGATTACTGGCGCGGTGGAGAAGTGCCTAGTCAACAAATACGAGGTATGGTAACACAATTCCCGCACGATAACAAGGCCAATGATACAATGCAAAACAATGTTACAATAGGTGATAAAATGGAAAAACTTGAAACTATTTTTGTAGATGAGATTCCAGAAAAGTGCGAAGAGGGCAAACTTTATATATCTGAAAAGTTTGGAATATCAATACATCTATGCCCATGCGGTTGCGGACACAAATCTGTGCTTAACTTTAAGCCAGAATGGTCTAATGGGTGGGATATGACAAAGAATGGTGATATTGTGACATTCCGTCCATCGGTGGGCAACTTTGGCATGCCATGTAAGTCTCATTATTTCATAACAGAAAACAGAATTGAATGGTGCTAAAATGGCAAAGTTCAAAAAGTTTATGTCTAGGCTAGCCGATATTCTCGATGGATTCCTAGCCTATGTTTTGACCATCGTGGGTATACTCGCATCGAACTATCTACCGTTACTCAAGACTGGCGGGGCTATCACTTTTGACCTAGCATGGCAACGGCTTGCCCTATCCGCGATTGTTGCGCTATTGATAATCGGCAAGCAGGAGCAAATAACCGGTGACGATAAGGAACGGTCTAAGGCTGGGCGCAGGCGTAACTTTGGCCAGAGGATGATAAACGCATTGGCGCAAGGTTTGGCATGGGCTCAGATTATGAATGTGGCCATGTGAAAATGTACCACACTATTTATTATTTGTGGTAGTATATTAAATACTTGTATGGAGGAAACATGGAAGGAAGACGCGTTGCATGGGTGAATGAAAAGGTTCTTGCGTACATGATATATAACAAAATAGGCAAACATTCAATATCAAGGATTAAGCGCATGGCGAGGAGGGAGGATAGAAGATACCAGAAGAAAATATTTAAGTCTGAAATTTTTTTACTTGACTAATTTTTATATATGCCTTATTATGAACTATCGAAAGCAATGGAGGGCATATGAACATTAAGACTTTTAATGCCAGGCCGGAAAACATTAACTCTGGTTGGATTATTTTTAATGCTCCTAGGCCGTTGGTTGGCAATAAAACATGGCAGGGCGATTTTATCTCTGGTATTTTTTACGCGGCTGTCGATCCATCTGACGCGATGGCGCATGATTTTATTAGCAATAATGAAATGAATGGCGCTAAGATTATCGAATATACTACAGTCAACAAGCATGTTGCTGATATCAGAGCTAAGGTGATCGCAGAATATCCAGAAATGGCCGATGAAGTTAATGGGTATTCAAATACAGAAATTGCAGAAATGTATCCGCTTAATGCAGACATGTAATACTTATCGGTAATAATCATATTGAAATCGACAAACTTGCCCGAGCGGGAACAATCTCGCGGGCATTTTTATTTCACGGACTACTTGACAAAAGCATATGACACTCGATAGACTGTGCGTAAATTGTTTCAATGGAGCATGAATGAATCTATTTCACCATCTACGTTTAGGCAAGTCAATCGGCATTGAGCCAATTAAACTGAATGGCCACATACATGATTATAATGTTGTTTTTGATAGGAAGATATTTGGCATCCGAATTGAGATTCTGAGATGCAAGACTTGTGGTCATATTTCAATCGGATGGTATCGACGAAGTGCGCCAGAGTTTTATTGAGGAGGAATAATGCCTAACTTTACCGAAGGCGAGTGGTCTGTAGTAAATGGCAACATATACTCAGGTGATAAGCCTATAGCAATAACTACTGGCTTTAATAAACCAGATGATGCACGTCTCATGGCACAGTCAAAGAAGATGTATAGTGCAATTAAGGATACTCTAATGATATTGCGCGACTTGGCTCCTTGTGCCCCATGCAACAATGAGTCATGCAGTCATCTTGATTGCTCTATTGTAAGGAATATTAGCGCCATCCTTTCCGATATAGACAAGGAGTAACCGTGGACGAGTCAAGAGCTAAGGGAATATTGCAATCCATGAACGATAGAAGCAACTCGCCATATGTGCATATTGACACTGATATGTATTGTTCCGATGTTATTCTAGATGGTTATTTTCTGGCCGATGAACTAGAAGCGATAGTGTGGATGATTAGGAACAAGGGAGGCAATAATGCTACCTAAGAAATGCTCTAATTGTGACTATGTGACGCGCAAGATCGAGGCTACTGGAATATGCAAAGTAAAGTCATATCTATATTGCCAGTCATTCGGTAAGCCGATAAAGTCTATCCATGCTTGCAAGTTTGGGCCGTACCACGAAAAGTACCATGAGCCGAACTAAGGAACTACAATGACGGTGAAGCAACTATTCGCAAGGCAACTATCAGGCGCATGGAAAACTAGCGGGCTAGGTGTGCAATGGCGATATGATAAGTCGCTAAAATTGCTAGAGTTTCAGTATACCACTTCGGCCGAGGACTGGCGGCGAAACTTCCACTTCTTTCCGAGATTGTGTCGAGTTAGGTATATTGCGGCATTCGCCCATCATGGGTTTGTCGATATGTTCAATTCGGTATGGCAAGAGATATATCCTATTGTGGCAGATGATGAACTAACAATAGTAGGCTACTCACAAGGCGCGGCCCTGGCCTCGTTGTTCGCGTTCGCATCGCGGACAGTATTCGATACAAAGGTAAAGCTAATTACATTTGGATGCCCTCGTATTTATTGGGGATTTTATCCTAGATCAAGCAAGGCTTTATTTTTTGGCGATCATTATATGGTACGCGGAGACATTGTTACCCATGTTCCATTTGCATTTATGGGATTCTCTCGCGGAGGAACTGCACATCGAATTGGCCCGCATCGCATGATATGGTGGACGCATCATCGGCCCGAAGAATATCTAGCCAATTTGCCGGATACAGAAGTCTAAACGCATGTTAAGTAATCGCGGGTAAAATCCGTGATTATTTTTTACTTTTATTCTTGACAACATTCTCCGATTGATATAGTATAACAGTATCAGGAGGACGAAATGAAAACTAATGGGACTAAAAACAAGATCATTCGTTCCGAGTTTAACAGTTTTGTCCGTGCATCTTTTAAGAAGTCGAGAGCTGACGAGATAATAAAGCAAGCAAAAAAAAATGGCTATGACGAAAATTACTGTTTTGATATTTATAGCGAAGGTATGTAGATCGGCAAGTCGCCGGATAACGTAACCGGCAAAGAAGGAGACATATATGCGCGAATCAAGGGAGAACAGAGCGGAAAGGCTTGCCGTGCGCGCGGATAAGAAACGCAAGGAAGCCGATGCTATAACGGAACAGGCTAGGGAGATGGCTAGCATTATCCCAATGGGGGAACCGATACACATTGGCCATCATTCCGAGAGGAGAGACAGGAACTATAGGGAGAAGATCGGCAACAAAATGCGCAAGGGCGCAGAATTGTCGGACTATGCCGATGAACTCGAAAGAAGGGCCAAGGCTTCCGCGAGGAATACGGCGATCTATGCCGATGCTCTTGACCCCGTAGCAGAGATTGACGCAAGGATAGCAGAGCTTGAGACGAGGCGAGAAGAGATCAAAGCAAGGCCGCACGAGACCTACGAACTAACAAACATTGGGGCCAACATTCGGAGGCTTAAACTGAGGCGCGAATCGTTGGCAGAGATTAAGGCAAGCGGAAAGACTGAACGAGTAGTCAACGGCGTGAAGGTTATTGAGAATCCCGATATCGCAAGGATACAACTTGTATTTAATGGTAAGCCAAGCGATGATGTACGTGAGGCTTTGAAGTATAATGGTTTTAGGTGGGCCCCGAGTGAGGGAGCATGGCAGCGCAATCTGAATGCTAATGGGAAATGTGCTGCCAATGTAGTATTGAATTACATCGAATCAAAGGAGGAATCTAATGCCGAGTGAGAAGGAAATAGAAGAGGCTATCGAGACTTGCGCTATTTGTGAATACGGCGAGATTTTGCGTGACGCCTATCTCTCCATGAAATCCGAGCGGGATACGGCAATAAATCTAGGGAAGGCCATAGGTAATGCTATGGATGAAATGAAATCCGAGCGAGATAAGTACAGGGCTATAGTAGAGGACTTTGCCAATCATGGAACGCGCCATGATTTGAATCCTACAATGCATTTTACCGGCGATGAAATGGAAATGGCTAAGTGGTGTATTGGGTACATGAAGAGTATGGATAACTATGTACGCAATATAGCCAAGGAAGCTCTATCCCTTCGCGAAAAGGAGAGTTGAAAGATGAAGTATGACGAAAGGCAAAAGATATCCTACGGTGTGGACATGTGCGATAATTGCTCGCCTCCATGTCCTTATATAAAAGATGGCCCGATGGTAGGGAGTGTAAAGTGTCGAGATTGTGCAAGTAATCTTCGCACTAGCCGAGGCTGCCATTATGTAATATGCGCTCAGGTGGAGGTCTAGCATGTCAGATCAAGTAGTGTTCACGAAAGAGGAAGTTGAGAAAATAAAGGATGCCCTAAGATCAGATAGACTATGGTGTGATATATATACCGATATTATTTCCATTCTCGACTCTCCGCGCCATAGGCCGAAGGTATCTCTCGAAATAGTTTATGGATTATTGAATCTTCCCCATGCCGATACCGTGGAAGCTCTCGAAAATGCTGCTATCCGCTATTTGAATCTTACCGGTTTTGACGTAGAAGACTAGGATGAATATTGATAAGATTTTCTCTCGCCTAATCTCAATCGCCCAAGAATCAGTAGATGGAACTAAACGATACTACGTTATAGCCGCAACGTTAGACAAACACAACAATGTTATAGCTACGGCAGAGAATAGTTACGTCAAGACGCATCCGATGCAGGCGAGCCTGGCCGCAAAAGTTGGTAGACCATGCAAGGGCTATCTTCACGCAGAGATTGGGGCATTGGTAAAAAGCTACACTAAGGCCGAGTCGATCATGGTAGTCCGTTCTACGCGCAGGGGCTTGACAAGATGCGCAAGGCCGTGCGATATTTGCATGATGGCGCTGAAAGAGGCTGGAGTGAAGACGATTTATTACTCTGATGAATCAGGCAACATACAAGAGGAGGCTATATAATGTCCGAAGTGAAAAGCGCAAAGGATCTTGCTAGTGCTATTAAATCCGCGCCCATTTCAATGATGCTATGTTCTACGGGAGAAACTACATATCCAGCCGCAGAGTTAATCCAGTCCGACCGTCGCGCGATAATTGAGAAGTGCAGGGAATGGACAAGAAAACAGTTTCATGATAACATGCCAGAATATAATAATGGAATAAATGATGCAATCAATATTCTCGATTCCGTTCTGTCCGAAATAGAAAAGGAGGAGTAATGGCTAGCTATACTTCCGCCTATTGCAAGACAATCGTTAGTAAATATATGGGAGAAGCGTATGCTAGTTATGTAGCCCTCCCAGAAGCGCTAGACCACTTGGCCTCCCATTTGTGGATTTATGATACCGACATTACACCAGAAGACCGAGAGATAGTTAGGCGAGCTTTATTGAATCTGTGGGGATATGGTGAGTTTAAGTTTGACAAGGAGGAGTAAATCATGCCCGAGATAATGAGCGCAGAAGAGTTTTTCCTAAAGATAGAACAAGAGATTAATGAATCGCATGGATATGATGCAAGTAAAATAATAACCGCAATCAATTCCCGTGATTCCACCATTATGGATAGGTGCAAAAAGGAAATACTTGCAGCAGAACGTAAAAGTTATGATGTAAGACTTACCATAGATGAAATTATGAATGCTATTGATTCAGCCTTTGCCGAGATTGGAGGAGGGAAGTAGATGCAACACGTTATCTTTGCGGCAGTAGCTTTGGTTTTTGCTCTTGCATTGTTTTGTTGCTTTGAGGTTTCCGGCAGATATTCAGAGCATGAAGAAGAGGAGGATCGAAAGTGAATAATGTTACGGTGCTTTATTTTATGACTACGGGATGGACATGCCCCGCTTGTATGGGCATGAAACCACACGTCATTCAGGTGTGCAATGATTCGGGCGTTCAGCTTTTCATGGTGGATATTTCAAAGACTACGGTAGACGAGAATGGCCTTATCGGCGAAGACGAGGGAGTGCGGTACAATATCTGCGGGCTTCCGACCGTGGTTGTTTTGAAGTCGGGCCAGGAAGTTGGGCGCATTGACAATGGTGTAACTAAGCAGGCGGTTATTGACCTTATCAGGGCGGCTAAGGGGGATGACTAAATGTATTTTGTATGCTCATGCGGATCGGGAACCGACGCCGATGTTGAAGATGGACTAAACTATGTTATTTGTTCAAAGTGTGGCCGAGAGTATGAAATAGAAGTAACTGTTTCGCAGATATCTAGCGATGATG